ATGTTGTCGGTAAAGGCGATCTACGTTTTGTTGCCGATTCAATAGCGTATGACAAATGCAGTCAGTCAAAAGCTGAAAAAATATACGACAAGCTGCTTGATGTCGTAGCAGAGCTGCTTGCTAATAGTGGTTATAATAGGAAAAAGCTGGAGAAGCTATCAGAAGAATGGAGTGGGTTTGTTTGATGAGCATTCAAACAGTTTTAGCAAAAAATATGCTAAAAAACAAAGAAGCTATTGCACGGCACAAGTCCCAACTTAAAAAAATGCGAGACGAGGAAAAAAATGGCAAAACAAACAAAAATAACAGCAGCAGCAAAAGGTAAGAATTGCACCGTCAGAATAACAGGTGTTTGTAACCATAATCCTGAGACAACAGTTTTTGCACATCTTAATGGTGCCGGCATGGGTATAAAGCATAATGATATTCATGGCTGTTTTGCTTGTTCAGATTGCCATGCCTGGTTAGACGGCGGATATGTTAAAGTTCCCAATATGCAAAGAGACAAGAGAGATTTAATTCACCTGCAAGCGATGGTTGAAACACAATTAATTTTGGTTAAAGAAGGGTTAATTAAAACGTGAAACACCGTAGAGCTGCAAAGGTTGACGACAACCAGCAGGGCATCGTTGATGATCTTAGAAAGCTAGGCTACAGCGTAGAAACGGGACATGACGATATTTTGGTAGGAATTAACGGACGCACCTACTGGGTTGAACTAAAAGACCCTGCCAAAACTTTAAAAAAGGATGGCAGTTTGAAATCAGGTGCGCTTAAAGATAGCCAGAAAAAATTGATTAAAGAATGGAAAGGCAACTATTTTATAGCTTTTTCGACAGAAGATATTATTCAAGCTATTCGTGAGGATAGTTTTACTGAGTTGATCAAGCTTTTTGCGTATGATAGAATACAAAAAGAGTAGGAGTCATCACCCACTCAACTAAAGTTAAACTTGTTTGAAATGGCAAGAACTTTCTAGGCATGAAGCCTGCAAATGATTCATCTTTCGAGATGGCTCTTGTAGCGTAGCTTCAAGAAGGTAGCACTACCTTCTTACCCAATGTGCAAACTAAGCCTGTCAAGCTTAAGTAACTTGATGGGCTTTTTAGTGGGTTTTTGATATACTCATTCAATGTGTGAAAAATACTTACTAAGATCAAATCAAACACTATCCAACAAACACATCAATGACGTTACTACTGGCGCATCACAAGATGCAATCAAAGCGATTGGATCAAACATCACAATATCAGACGTGCATTGTGTTGATATGATAGGGCGTACTGAAGCTCATTGTGACTTTATTCAACTAATCCCATCAAATAATTACCTGCGCTATTTTGGAGAGATAGCAGAAAATATAAAAATAACAGACTGCTCGCTTGATAGTGATGGCTCAATGCAAGGAATATTCTCCAGCGATGGGGCTCTGAGAAACCCCACAATTAAAGACTTCACCGTTACAACTCAATCAGAGCATGACGTTAGCCTTTGCGGTGTTCTGGATAACTGCACTATTCTTGATGTTACTGATATTTTCGGCAACCCTGCACGGGTTATGCTAGACAATCTTAGAATTGGCGGCGGGGCGAAAGGAAATTTTTACGTTTCTTCATTTAAGCCGGGAACTTATGAATACGGTGTAGTAGAGACTTGCCAGGCAATAGATGACAGGCGCGGTAAGAAATGGCGTGATGCTGAGTATGTGGATAATTTTGATTTGGACTTGTGGTATAATATTGCAAAATCAATTAAATATGATTCAGTAGAAAGGCATTTAGACGCTTGCGATGCAGAATATCACAAACAAACAAGTGTTAAATTGAGAGATTACAAACTATCAGACCAAGGTCTTAATGACCTACTACATGAGGAAGGCTATAGAGACACAATGTATCAGGATACAAAAGGACTTGATACTATTGGTGTTGGTCACTTAATCACGCCAGAAGAACATGCAACGGGGGTCATTCGTTTATCAACTGGTGAAAAGTTAGGCATTCATACCAAGTGGACAAAAAAACAGGTAATGCAATTATTGCGTGACGATCTTTACCGCTTCAGAAAATCTGTAAACAAGCTAAAAAATAATATAAATCAAGGACAATTCGATGCCCTTTTAAGCTTCGCTTTTAATATTGGCGTAAGTGGGTTTGAACGATCTACAGCATTTAGGAGAGTATCACAAAAACGGCATGATAAAGTTCCAGACGCTATGATGCTATGGAAAAAACCTGTTTCTATAATAAATCGCAGGAAAAGAGAGGCTATGCGGTATAGAATGGCAACTCAAGGAAACAGAATAAAAAACGCTCACTTCGAACCAAAGCATAAAAAAGCCATTCTTGCTGGTAATAAATTATCATTTGCCGAACTTAAAACAGCACTGGAGATACTAAACTCGTGAGACACACAGAAGCAGAAATGCAAGCATACAAGCAGCTATATAACGAGCTTCTAACAGAATTGAGTGGCTATGCCTCACCTCACCATATCGCTGTTATAGCAGGGTATTTGATGCGATGAACACTCTTATTAATAAAATCATTACGGTTATCATTTTAATACTCGTACTCTGGTATTTAAAAACATGGCTATTTCCAGAAAAAAAAGACGTTCAGCCAGTACTTAACGATTCAAAGACATTACTCAAAGATACAAAAGGAAAAGAAGATGAAAAACTGGACAAAAATATGGATGATGGCTTTATTGTTCATAAGCTTGACAGCTTGCAGCCAGACGGACAACAAGCAGACTCAAACGCTGGAGAACCAGCAGAAGGTACTCCAGAGCTTCAATACCCGCCTGGCGGATACGAAGCAGGGAGTGGCAGCGAATCAGAAAGCAATCAAGCGGTGCCAGGCGAATATCCGTCAATTATCGAAGAATCAGGAAAAGATAATTGCTCGCTTGAAAAATTGAGATTGTTAGAAATCGCATACCCTGATACAGACTTTGTTTGTGAAACAGACGATTTTGGCACTGAATAGCCATGTTAGCCTATGTTTTAAGAGCTTATGTTTAACGGGACCAATCTAAAAACAAAGAGGATGAATAACCGAGACAACGGCTCGGAAACCAAATAAAGGAGGTTTGCCAGCCACCCACTTTGGTATTAGTATATCACCCGTTCCATTTCTTTGACCAAAAATATGAGGTAGTGAAGCTCAAGCATTGAGTCCTTGCTTAATCTTGCAGCTTAACACCTGCTTAACCACCAAAGCAATTTCTGATATAATCATTTTATTTCGGGCTGAAACAATGAAAGATTTAATAAAAGCCAGAATATTCGGGGTATTTTCTATTATTCTGGTAATTGTATTCTCGCTATACACGGGAAACGAACAGCGCAAGATTAAGCGCATCACAGACGGGCAATCTCAAGGAATCGCCATGCTAAAAAAAATAATAAATGACAAAAAGAAAGGGCGTAGAAAAAACCCATTCAGATGCTCAGACGCAAAATATTACTTCTCACAACTAAATATTGACGTTGATTGTGCGCGCATAGAGGCAGAAGTAAATGGAAAACTTAAATAAGATGGAAATAATAAGCTTCTTTATTTCTCACCCTATACTGTGGGCTAAGATTATCGGTGCAAGTGTGGGCTCCAGTATAGCTGTCGTGTTTCAGCCGAACGGTGATAATAACAGGCGGTTGCTTGCTAGATTTATTATCGGCGCTGTGCTGGGCATAATATTCTCCCCTCTTTTGCTTGACACGCTTAAAATGCCCCATACCTGGGATTATTGGCTGGCAGCAAGTTCTTTCATCGGCGCTGTGGGGGTGCTGGTCTTACAAGTCATATTTAGCCGGAAAATTCACCAGGCGCTAGAAGAAAACGTGGCGGATAAACTAAAATGACAGCAGAAGAATTTAAAAAAAAGGTAACGAGTAAAAAGTTTTTTGCTTTTTTACTTGTGTTATTAAGCAGCAGCGTCCTGGTGTGGTTTGAGAAGATTAACACAGGATCGTATCAGGCTATTATTATGATGGTAACACCGCTTTATTTTGCTTCTGATGTTGGGGCAGAATGGGTGAAAAAAGACAATCAAGAGGAAAAAACATGAGAAACCTATTACTAATATTCTTACTATCAATATCAATCACTGCATTTACACTTGAAACAGCAACTAAAGACTGGGTATTAGTTGCGAATAAAGGTGAATATCGGGTTATAACGCCCACTGATAATGGTGACTATTATACAACCATGAGTGCTGGTATTCCCCAAATAAGATGTATTGATGGAAATTCAACAAAAAAAGATAACCCGGCAATATTCCTACCAGCCATCGAGGATGTTTATTTCTGTCAATGGGTTGGTTCTGGTGGAAAATACACAATCACAGGGCAAGGAATTCAAGCGCAATGAAAAAGCTAATTTTATTAAGTTTATTTTTATCTTCATTAGTTTATGCAGATAATTTCAGCCCTAGCGGCGGTGGTGGTGGTGGCACAACTGACACAGTAGCAAGATCAACAGCTACAACAGCCAAAAACACAGCCGACACGACAAAAACAGAGCTTGATACGCATAAAGCGGATAATACGGTTCATGTGACTTCAGCGGAAAAAGCAAAGTTTCACGACAAAGTAAAGCTTGACCCAACAAGCAACCCTGCCCTAACGATTACAAGCCCGCAAACATTAAAACTAACACTGCCCAACGCGGCGACCATTGATAGCTCGTTAAGCACAACAAGCACCAATGCGCTTGAGAATAAAGCGATTAAAACGGCGCTTGATGCCAAGCAAAATAAAGCCGATATTGTTACAACAATTCGGGATTTAGCTACTGCAACCGACACTAATTACACGTCTGAAAAATCAGTGCGCACCGAGCTTGACAACATCAAGAACATTATCCCAGTTTCAACCGTAGCAGAAATGACCAAAAACAATCAGTGGTACGAGCTTACCGCTGATGATTTACCCGCAGAAAAGGGGACGTACTGGACAGATAGCGCGGGAACTCCCAGTGCGATTATTACTGATAATAAAATCACTGGTGAAATGCTATCGCCATTCTCGAATACGTTTGCTGGATTGCCCGCTATTCCAGCAGGAACGGGAAAATACAGCACCATATTACTGCAAGACGATGTTGGCACAGGCACAGCGCAAGCACCGCAGTATCCAGAAGGCATTTATTTATCCAGTGGTGGTAATTGGGTATTTTCTGGTAAGTCTCTCGATACCTCTATTGCCACACTAACCGACCAGCAAATTCAGGACAAAACCGACACGACATCTGGTGTTATTGTTGGCGGTAAGATGATGTTTGACTGGCATCAATCAACAAAAGCAGCGGTCGGTGATATTGTTGCGGGTACGGATGCAACAGTAAAGGGTCACACATCAGAGCAACTAAACAAAGAAATAGTCACTTTAATACGGCAAACATCCTTACCGTTTTGGGATCAAAACTACGCCGCTTACGGTGATTTATCAGTAACCGTTGGCAATCTAAGCTCAAAATATGTGATTGGCTCAAATGGTGTGGTCTACGTTGCACAAATAGATCAAGTCCCCGCTGGAACAGACCCAACAACTGACAACGGCTCTAACTGGAAGCCGCTCAATACCAGCAATAGCCATACACTGCTGTACAACAGCACAATGACGGTTGACATTAAACAGATCGGGCTAAAAAAAGAACAGCGCGCATTCCTATACCCGTTCGATGGTCAAAAAGCAGGCTATAAAATCAAGCCCAATAATACCTTTGGCAAAACCACCGTTGTTAATGGCACACTCGCCACACCAGACGGTACAGGCAGTATTGCCATACCAGCTAGTGACTACTCATACATCTGGCAAAACTTTGAAGATCCTGATGCGACCAGCGGAACAACCTACGTGGTCACCGCATCCAGCGGCGCAAAAGAAAAATCAATAACAGTAAATTACCCCACATTGCAGGCAACGCTTGATTCAACACTAGACGATGGCAATACAGTAAGAAGCTTTATATCAACCCCGCTTACCGTCGGCGTGGCTCACAATAGCCTGGAAACTCGTATACTAACCGATATGACGCTTGCAGATGTTAAAACAGCGCTGGGATCGACAGCACAGATTGAACTTAGGAACATTGACGGCATCTCATCACAAGACCCTGCAACGATACCAGCGGGTATTTATTTAATAATGAATCAATCGACCACGGCGCAAAGCTGGTTGTTCGATCAAAAATACGCAGGTGGGGAAAAAACCGTTTTAGGTGTTGTTCATAAAGTCGCTGAAAAAATCCTTAATTGGGATATAGGTGGTGGCAATACAACTTACACACTTTCTAAAAGTGAATTTGATATTTCTGCTTGTTCTTCGATTAAATTCTTAATTAGAGATGTTGACAACCCCTCTAGGAGGTGGGCATTACACGAGTTACATCTACTAAGTAGTACTAATGATTTCTTATTTGATACATACAACACAGGATATATAGCTGGCACAGTATCAAAAACCAATAACTCAATAGTAGCAGCAGAACACAATAGAAATATTATTTTAGAAAAAATATGGTGCTACGCCGAAACAACCGTTTCATCCGATCACATCGTCTACTCATTATTAGAGAAAGATACGGGTGATAAATGGGTAGATGGCAAAAAGATTTACCGCCGATCATTTACAGATACTATTTCTAACGGTGGCACTGTGCTTGACATTAATATAGGTTTTTATGAGGTTATAAAATCAGACGTTATGATAAAAGCCGCTAACGGCACACAAATACCCGCACTCTACAAAGACGATAGCGCAACTGATAGGGCTTATTACTGGACAAGTGGCGGTCATGTTTACCTGAAGAATTTCTGGGCGGGCGGTGGCGCGACCAATTTAATTGCAACGTTTGAGTACACAAAATAAAAGGAAAGGAAGGCAAATTGAAAAAACTAATAACACTTTTACTACTAATCACATCACCCTTATTGGCGGTGCAGTACGACACACTCACCTCGGCTTCAGGGGCTACATTTAGAAAGCCTAAACCCGCACTCACTGAAACCAGCGCCTATAATTTGCTAAAATCAAATAACTGGCTGGCGATTAAGAATGAGGGAAATGTGAATGGTATGGCAATTCCTGATTCACTATTAATCTACGGGCAGGCTATTTCCAATGCTAACAGGCAAGTGTCACAGTCAACGCTGACACAGATTAATGAAACCTTTAAAGGGCGGTACTTTAGCTCTTATTATTCGTCACTAAAAGGGATTCATATTGCGGGTGTAAATGTTAAATATGTGTATTTTTATTACACCCGGTTTGATCTTGACCTTGACCTGCCCACAATAGAAGTGAACAGTAAGCTTGAGTACCTTTATATTCAGGGGCATAGCTCGTCTGCTTCGCTGGGTGCTTATGCCTTTGGCGCTAATTCGACCAATAACATTACTGTTCCGCCTAGCTGGAAAGAATTGCGTATGCTAACCAGACTTTTAATGCAGTATCAGAAGCTAACGGCAGCACAACAGACAGACCTTGTGACACAGCTTGAAGCGCTACAGGCACAGGGCTTTATGGCTGACAATGCAAGCTCGGCAAGGTATTTATATTTTAATGCGGGCGCAGCCAATAAAAACCTGCCCGTGGATAAAACAATCTACACGGGCAATGGTTGGACAGATTCGGGTAGCTATGTTAAAAAGACCGTTGGCGGTAAGGAATGGCGACTTTATATGAACTGGATTTAAAGATAAACAATGAGAGAAGAAGAAAAGCCTATAATTTACAGGCATGACCGTGCGGAAAAAATTAAGTTATTATCTTATGCGTTCGGTATGGGAATGACGGTAACCGATGCTTGTATTCATGCAGGGATTGGCCTGAGGACTTATTATGATTGGTGCGAAGATGACGAAAAGCTGGCGCATACTTTCGCTCAACAAAGAGAGAAGCAAGCGCTTAAAGCTCGCGCACTGATAGATAAGGCACTTGATGATGGCGATCTTAATACAGCTAAATGGTATTTAGAGCGCAAAAAGTCTGCTGAATTTAGTGTGACGGTCAATCAAGACGTAGATATGAAAGCTAAGGTTGTTACAGAGGTAAGGAAAACTGTAGTAAGCCCGAAAAAGCAAAAAAATAAATCTGATAATAAACAGTAGCTTAGTTACAGGTTGTCACCGTTGGGATAAAACCATAAATTAAATGATTTTAGAGATAGATATACCGGAATGGGCTGAACCGCTGGAAGAAGAGGCGCGTTATTTAGGCGCATGGGGTGGTCGTGGTTCTGGCAAATCTCATTATTTCGCTGAAAAGCTTATTGAGACGTGCGTAAGAAAAAAAACAGAAGCCGTTTGTATTCGTGAAATACAAAAATCGCTTAGTAAGTCTGCCAAGAAACTACTAGAAAATAAGATTGAATCGCTTGGTGTGTCGCATTTATTTGAAGTTCAGAATGATTTAATTAAATGCCATCACGGTGGCGTAATCCTGTTTCAGGGTATGCAAGACCATACTGCAGACTCAATAAAATCACTAGAGGGAATGGATATTGCCTGGGTTGAAGAAGCACAATCACTATCTGAAAGATCATTAGAGTTATTACGACCAACTATTCGAGGTGAGAACTCGCAAATATGGTTTAGCTGGAATCCATTTAGGCGCACTGATGCAGTTGATAAGTTCCTGCGTGGCACAAAACCAAAAAACTCAATAGTTGTTAGAGCCAATTTTAGTGATAATCCATGGTTGCCAAAGGTTTTGTTGGAAGAGCAGGAGCTAGATAAATCACGAATAACTGACCAAACATCACAAGATAAGTACAATCATGTGTGGTTAGGTCACTATGTTTCAATGACTGCAACACAATTCATACCGACATACATGATTGAGGAAGCAAGCGGAAGGCATTTAAGACCTGATCAATACAATTTTGCCCCTGTAATTATCAGTTGTGATCCAGCATGGGAAGGTGATGATGATCTTGTTATTGGGAAAAGACAGGGTTTAACATTCAAAGTATTAGAGCGGTTAGAAAAAAACGATAACGATTTTGTGGTAGCAAACAAAATAGCCAGATATGAAGATGAATACAAAGCGGATGCAGTGTTTATTGACGGCGGTTATGGTACAGGGATTATATCAGGCGGTCGCACAATGGGTAGGAATTGGCAGATAGTGTGGTTCAATGGCAAATCATCAAGAAAAGACTGTGTTAATAAACGCGCTGAAATGATAGCGAATATTAAAGATTGGATTGAAGCTGGCGGAAGTTTTGAGGAAAATAGTAAGCTAGAGGAAGAATTAATATCATTGGAAACACTGCCAGATGAAGGCGGACGAATAAAATTCCCAAAAAAACAGAAGCAAAAAGAAGATTTAGGCAGAAGCCCTAACGATATGGATGCGCTAGGCTTAACATTTGCATTCCCTGTGCATAAAAAGCTACCAAAGCACATGCAAAACAACAAGAAGTTTGACCCATTGGCGCGCTTAAGGTGATTAATTGTAATAAAATTGTAATATCGGTATAATTGAATCGTTGGCCAGTGGAGACACGGCTAATAATGTGTTGGTTAGTAGCATGATAGTTAAAGCGATAAATAGTTCGCTAGGTCATGTGATAGCTCAGGTAGGAGAGCAAGTAATATTTTTTGTCCAAGGAGATATTATAGTGGGGTGGTGCAAGTCCACCGAAAACTACTAACCAACTATTTAATTTAAACGTGAATGTCGTGATGACATACACTATCCCATTGAAGGATTTTTATGTGTTCAACACCTAAAGCACCGCCACCACCTGCACCATTAGCTGCTGCACCTCGTTTGCCGAATGAGGTAAACAGAGGACTATCCAAAAAGCCTAATGGTCAGCAACAATCAATCATAACATCCGCCCGCGGAATCTATCAGCCACTAGGCGGTAAGGACTTGCTCGGTCAATGAGCGAGAAGCTAATAAAAACCTCCAACATGACTGCAAGCTCATTAGAAAATGAGTTTAGCCGCATGCGCTCGTGGTTTGTTGATTTATCGGAGTTTCATCTTGGCTACCGTGGCAGATTTCTAGGCGAAGGAAAGAAACACGGCAGAATAAGTCGCTCAAAAAGAGTGTTAAATAAGCGCTCACGAAAAGCCGCGCAGACTATGCAAGGCGGCTTTCAAGCGGGTATCACCTCACCCTCACGACCATGGTTCCGACTAAAGACGCATAATACTATCCTCATGGACTCGCCGGATGTATCTATATGGCTGCACGAGGTAGAAACATTAATGCGTGAGGTGTTTGCACAATCAAATACTTATAACAGTTTGTTGGCTATGTACCTGGAGCTGGGTGTATTTGGAACCGCAGCTGTTGGAATATACGAAGATTATGAGAATGTAATACGGTTAGAGACTTTTACAATCGGTCAGTATAGAATAGGGCGAAATGCAAAAGGAGAGATTGATACATTCGTACATGATTACCAACTAACAGTAAATGAGTTGGTGAAGGAGTTTGGTAAGGAAAGCGTGTCGCCAAAAGTAATGAACGCATGGAAAGCTGGAAGAACGGACGAATTAATCAGTATCAGGCACATTGTAGAGCCTAATAATGATAGAAATTCTGTTAGCCCATTGGCTAAACACAAGAAATTCAGGTCTCTTTATTATGAAAAGACATCAAAAAATAAGCTTCTAAGGGAAAGTGGCTTTGATTCATTCCCGTATATATGCCCTCGCTGGGAGGTTGTAGGGCAAGATACATACGCGACAAACTGCCCCGGCATGGCTTCTTTAGACTATGCAATGGCATTGCAGGTAGATGAAAATAAACTTGCGCTATCTACTGAACACTCCAGCGACCCCGCATATCAAATACCTTCATCGCTAGTGGCACAATTACCAGATGGATCGTTGCATCCAGGCACACAAATACCAGTTGATGATATGGGCTACGGAGCGAAGGCGATATTTGACGGGACATTTTTTAGGACAGATGGCCTGGAAAAAAGCATCGACCGGAAAGAAAGGCAGATTTCAGAAATGTTTTTTGAAAATCTTTTTTTGATGCTCATAAATTCAGACAGAACACAGATAACAGCAACAGAGATTAACGCAAAGAACTCTGAAAAGATAATGGCAATAGGGCCTGTACTGGAGCGACTAAATCAGGAGGCATTAACGCCTTTAATCCGTAGAACATTCGAAATAATGAGCAAGGCAGGTATTCTGCCAGAACCACCAGAAGAGTTACAAAATGAGGAGGTCAAGGTAGACTACATATCTGTGCTTGCACAAGCGCAGAAATTAACGCAGCTAAGCGAGATACAGCAATTCTCGGCTTATGTAGCTCAGATGTCTGAACTAAATCCAGAGGCTTTGATGAAGTTTGATATTAAAGAAGCGATAGACTCATACGGTGAAGCACTGGGAATAGAGCCAAAACTGATTCGATCAAATGAAGATGTACAAGCATTGATAGAGCAACAACAGCAAGCGCAACAGGCGCAACAAATGCAAGAGCAAGCTGCACAGATGGCGCAAACAGCAAAAACTATCAGCGAAGTTGATACGAGTGGTGACAATGCGATGAACAGATTATTGAGTGGGACATTAGGTGGATAAGGATTTAGTAAAACAGCGTGAGGAAGAAACAAGGGCGCGCGAAGTAAGACTGGAAAATTTAAACGCCGCATATAAACACGTAATGGATGATCCTCAAGGACGGATGGTTATAATGGATATTATAGGCATGTCGGGAATGCTGGCAAACTCTGCATCTAATGCAGGATTTAAAACAAATGAAACTTTTTACCACGAGGGTAAAAGGTTTGTAGGCGTTGTACTGACAGGGCGGATTAAAACTTTATGCCCTGGCAGTTACATCAAAATGGAGCAAGAAGCTCTGAAACGTAATAGTGAATAACGGTGTATTAACTATGAAATTTATGAATTATGGAAACTGGGGCCGGACTTACCGCGAAGAAAACGGTGGTGATGGTTCTGATTTAGGCGCTGGCGGTGAAGATAATACCGATGGTGGCGACGATGCCACTAAAACAGATTTAACCCTTGGCGGTGACGACAAAAAGGATGATTTAAAACTTGGCGATGAAAACAAGGATGATGCTGATAAGGATAAAACCGAAGGCGCGCCAGAAACATACGCTGATTTTGAAGTTCCTGAGGGTGTAGAACTCGACAAGGATTTGATAGGCAAAGCAAGTGAGCTATTCAAAGAGGCGAATATGTCTCAAGAAACAGCTCAGAAGTTTGTTGATTTGTACGCAGGGGCGCAACAAGAAGCCACTGATGCAATGGTTAAGATGCACACTGATCAAGTAGCAGATTGGGAGACTAATCTACGCGCTGATAAAGATATTGGTGGCGACAATCTTAATCAATCATTAGCAAACGCAAAACTTGCTTTACAAACTCATGGTACACCTGAATTAACAAAGTATCTCGATGAAACAGGGTTAGGGAAGCACCCTGAAATAATCCGATTGCTGAATAATTTTGGCGCAACTTTACAAGAAGATAACCCGGGTGCAGGAAAGCCGAGCGGTGGCGATGGTATGACGCCAGAAGAAGAACGCCTGGCAAGAATGTACCCTGAACAACAAAGGAATTAAATTATGTCTATTTTAGGCGGAACATATTTAGATTTAGCGGACGAGTGCAAACGCACGAATCCAGATGGCTCAATGGCAGATGTCATTGAAATGCTTACGGCTCTTAACCCAATCATGGAAGATGCTAATGTGATGGAGTGTAACCAGGGGACAACACACTTGCACACTGTTAGAACAGGCTTACCAGAAGTTGCATGGGGTCGTTTGTATAAGGGTATCAAGCAAGGAAAGGGTTCTTATGCCCAGGTCACAGATACTACGGGGTTTGTTGAGGGGCTATCGACAGTCGATGAACGCTTGCTGAAACTATCGAAAAACCCTGCTGCATTGCGACTGCAAGAAGCACAGGGATTTTTGGAAGCTATTGCACAGGAAGTACAACGTAAGTTCTTTTATGGTTCTACAGCAAGCGATCCAGATCAAATCCGTGGTTTGGCAGATAGATACAGTAAGTTATCCGGTGCTAAAAACTCCTCACAGATTGTAGATGCAGGTGGCACAGGAAATGATAATACGTCAGTTTGGTTTATTACGTGGGGCAACAAGAATACATCATTGTTATATCCGCGTGGGACACAGGCTGGTATTACCCGCGAGGATAAAGGCTCGCAACGTGTTACAGATGCAGATGGAAACGCCTTCTACGTGAAAGAGGAGTTATTTACGCAGCATTGTGGCGTATCTGATGAAGATTGGAGATTTACAGCGCGTATCGCCAACATAGATGTTTCTGATTTGCGAGACGGGAATGTTCAAATGTATAACTTAATGCGTAAAGCATATTACAAGTTGCACAACCGCCGTCCTGGTGAAGGCAGAAACTTCAAGATATACATGAACCGCGAAGTTCTGGAAGCGCTAGACGCAGAAGCCTCTAATGCTACAGCGGGAGACAATGCTGTACGCTTAACCCGTGAAACGGTAGAGGGTAAGGAAGTATTGACATACAGAGGTATGGAAATCCGAGAGCTTGATACATCAGTTCTTCTCAATACTGAAGCCCGTGTCGTATAATCCAGTTCTGCCCTTCGGGGCAGTTCTCTAATTTAAAGGTAAATTTAAAATGAGTATTTTTTCACAAGAGCTGCTTTTTTCAGACAAGCAAGCGGTGACCGCCACAGCGGTTTCTGATAACGTAATTGACCTTGGCAAAAAGTCAGTTATCCCATCGACCGGAACCCAAATGCAAGGTGATGCTGGCGCAGGCAACGACATTCCCGTGGCGATCCATGTTGTTGAAGATTTTGCAGGTAATACAGACTTGCAAGTGGTATTTCAAACATCCGATACAGTAGATGCAACCGGAGCATTAACTAACGCAAAGGATATTGCACAAACAGTAGCCGTGCCGGTAGCGGACTTAAAAGCTGGGTATCGCTTTAATTTGAGCGAGATCCCAGAGCAGACAACTGGCCGTTACATTGGCCTTAATTATGTCGTAGGTGGTACAGCCACGGCCGGAAAGATTATGGCAGGTGTTACCGCTGGCAATGCGGAGGGATAAGAAAATGGAGTATATTGTACTTAATAGAGGTTATATCAATGGTCGCATCTATGAGGCTGGAGAGACATTTAACGCCGACGATGCGCCAGAATCAACCTGGTATGAACCAGCCGATGGGGAGAAGGCTAAGAAGCCAAAGAAGCCAAAGAAGGCAAAGGCCAATAGCCCTGTTAAACCTATTAGCGAGATTGGCGATGCTGAGCAAAAACAAGCACGCCTTGATGCTCTACAAGCTGCCTATGAGAGCCTTGATCCAACCAATGATGATGACTGGACGAAGAAAGGGCTGGTTGATTTAAATGCATTAAACAGTAAGCATGAAGGTGATGACTTTTCTCGGGGAGATGTGCCAGACACAATGAACCGAGAGGCACTTCTGGAACAGCTAACGAATGGCTAACCAAGTTCAAATATGCAATATGGCATTGGCATCTATTGGTGCCGACCCTATTGATTCGATAACAGAGCCATCTAACGAGGCTGAGAAGTGCAAGTTGTTCTTTGATGCCTCGTTAGAGTTTATTCTGTCCGCATATCGGTGGCGGTTTATATCAAGAACGCAAAGGCTAACCGTCATCAATCAAGAGGAGGTTGTTGTAGATGCAACTAAGACACCTCCGACCAAACAAATAAAACGGCCAGTTGATTGGTCGTTTATGTACGCATATCCTGCTGATGCGCTACGCATCGATGGCATTATTGGGGGTTTCTCTACTCCACGAGAGCGCCAAGATACAAGCATGGAAATGCTATACAATCTTTATTGTAAAGACTATCAAATAGAGTACCAACTAGCGCAAGGCAAGAATGACAAGGTTATTCTATGCGATTATGAAAACGCCATTGTGCGTTATTCGCATAGGATAGAAGATATAACTCAACTCTCTGCACCACTGGTAGAGGCATTAGTAGCGTATCTTGCTAGTAAGCTGGCGCTGCCATTAATCGGAGGTAGAGAGGGGCGCTCGTATCAGCAACAGGCATATAATGAATATGCTATAAAGATAAAAACAGCGCTAACGCACGATGTAAGCCAGCAAAATAGGGAAACAAGAACAACACGCGCAAAGGGGCTGGTAAATGGCGGAATTTACTAAAAGAAGCTTCACAGGCGGGGAAATAGCGCATTCGCTACGCTCTCGTGTAGACCTAAACAAATATCAAGTAGCCCTGGCTAAGTGCAAAAACTTCATGGTTCTACCTGAAGGTGGTGTTATAAACCGCCCGGGGTTTAAATATCTTGGAGAAGTATCAAAGTCTTTTATCATTCCCTTTCAATTCAATGAAAAGGATAGTTATTCCCTGTATTTCTCTGATAAGAGATTTGATATTTATCGTTATGGTGTCCATGTGCATAGTACAAAGTCACCTTATAGCTACGAAGATATGAAACAGGCGCAGTATGTGCAAAGCGCGGATGTTATTACCATAGCCCATATTAACCACCCATTAAGAACACTAAAGCGGTATGCACATGATAATTGGGTTTTTGATGAGGTGTCGTTCTCATACAATATCTCACCACCAGTTGGATTAACAGTTGAAAGTGTAGGAAAAGATAGCAAGTCTGATCCAAAGACGTATGATTATGTTGTTACTCAAGTGATTGATGGTAAGGAATCGCTTCAGTCCTTTACTGCAACAATAACTACAAGCGCATTAAGTGAAACATGGGGTAACAGATTACATTGGCAAGGCGCAGGTGAGAGCTACAATATCTATAAAAGCGTATCACCTTCGACGAATGTATTTGGCTGGATTGGAAATTCAAGAACAAATGAGTTCACTGACTACAACATCGCACCAGTTTCATCCGAGGGTGTTGTTAAGAATAGCAATCCTTTTAATAAACATGAGATAAAAGTAACCAATGAACAAGGGGAAATAAAACAGGGTGATGCGGTAAAAAGTAACTCATTTACCGCAGTTGTTACCCGAAAAAATAATGATTCTCTGGTTATTGAGGTGACAGGAGACAAGCCTTTACCGGGTAACAGCATACAATCGTCAAGGACGGTCTTTAATTTAGCATCCACAACTGGTATTCAACCAGGGATGCTAATTGAAACAGGTGCAGCAAGGGGGAGAGTAATAAGCGTTTCAGGAAATTCCTTAGTCGTAGAAACGGAAGTAGGAAACTTTGCTAATGGTGATGCGGTAGTAGTAAAGGGTGCAACAGAGGTAACTTATAAGGTTGCCCTTCCTGTGCAGGCTAGCAAAACAGTAAATACAGTAGTAAATGCAGATGATTCTAAAACTACAACCACAGTATTTATAGACACAGATGGTGTTAAAACAACCACTGTCACAACAGTACAACCAGACGGAACTAAGGTAACAACAACGGCAACAGGCGAGGATAGAGTAAGTGTATTCTCTGATGAAAACTCCAATGTGACCTATGAAAAAGTTGCAGGAACGCCATTGTCTGTAGGTGATACTCTAACATCAACGAGTGGGGCAACAGGAACAGTAAAAAGTACCAATATTCCTATAGATAATGAGCAGTTAATATCATTAACAGAGGGTGATATTCTAAAGCAAAATGATAGGTTTGTGTCTGGTGGTAAGTCCTATATTGTTTTAGGACGTTATATAATTGATGTAGACCTCAACAGAACAATAACAACGGCACCAGCCCCATCTTATTCCGCAAAAATTGTTAGTATTGAGGATGTATCTAATCCGTCTGTAATCAATTATTACCAACAAAGGCTAATGCTGGCAAACACAAAAGAGCAGCCACAGACCACCTTTGCTTCTAAAACATCAGACTATTACGACTTCAGAAAATCAGAGCCAGCAGGAGACAGTGATTCGTTAGAGTTTACAATCGCATCAGGTCAGATTAATGAGATACGGCATATCATTTCAATGAAGGATTTGCTCTTGCTTACTTCTGGTGGTGTGTGGAAAGTTACAGAAGGTCAGAATGAAGTATTAACTCCATCGACAGTCGGCGTAAGAAAGTTATCACATTTCGGGAGTTCCAAAACAACACCGTTAAATGTTGGTGACTCAACTCTTTTTCTTGAATCGAAAGAGACACGAGTTCGTGATTTGTACGACCTTCAGCAATACCAAAGCGATGACCTGTCTATCTTGTCACAACACCTTTTCCACGGACATAAAATACTAGACTGGTGCTATCAAGAAGAGCCACACGGCATAGTATGGGCGGTTCGCGATGATGGCGTGTTGTTGGGTATGACCTATCACAAAGCACATCAGGTATGGGGATGGCATCAACACCACACGCAAGGCAAATTCATATCGGTAACTTGTGTCACTGAAACAGATAAGGACGTGGTATATGCCTGTATTGAACGTGATGGTAGATATTATGCCGAACAATTATCAGTGCGTGATGATTCCGATTATGCAAAATTCAGTTTTATGGATTCATTCGTGCGTGGCACTGGTAAAACGGTTACTGCTAATCATTTAATCGGTAAAGATGTTGTAATTCTTGCGGATGGGTTTGTTTATAAAGGAAAACTACCGTTCACCCTGCCAAAACCTGCCACTAACTGGATTGTTGGACTTGCGTACACTTGTGATATTGAGACATTACCACTTGATGCAAACGAGATTAATAGTACAGGCAAACAGATTGCAATGCCGAGCTTAGCGGTTAGATTTGATGATACCGTGGGTGGTGACTTTGGGCAAAGTTTTGATAAATTAACAAAGGGTAAATGGCGCGCACCCTCTGATGGTTATAATCCTATTGCTAAATACTCAGGTGATTACACTATAAACACGGCTACCAACTGGAAAGCGAAGGGTAAGGTTTGTATTAGGCAGGACAATCCATTGCCTATGAGTATTTTATCAATAACTCCGAAGGTTATTATTGGAGGAAAAGTGTCGTGAAGATAATTAAGTCCATTCAAGACCACATAAAGCCAATTGCAGAGAATATGCGCTCGCAGGATATTGAAGAGCTATCAAAAGTAGATCAAACACCAGAAGATGCGCTGAATGCTGGGCTTGCATGTGCAGAGTGTTATACTGTGATTCACAATGATAAGCCTGTAATGATGTTTGGATTGCAGGGCATGGGACTATCTACTGCCATTGTTTGGGCGTTGGGTACAGACGATATTTTAACCATGAAGAAACAATTTATTAATGAATCAAAATTATGGCGTGATGCTTTTTTACGAGAGTGGCAAACCTTATACAACTATGTTGATGTTGATAATTCTGAGTCTATTAAGTGGCTTAAATATCTAGGTGCTACTTTCAATAAACCACAGCCACGCGGAACAGGTGTATTTATGAGGTTTGAATTTAATGTGTGAGCCAACAACACTAATGACCATTGCAGGCGTAGCAGGTACGGCTATGACTGCTTACGGGCAAATACAGCAAGGTAAAAGCGCACAAGCTCAAGGTGAGTATAACGCTCGTGTAACTGAGAATAATGCTATTAAGGCGCGTAACCAGGGCACTGAGAAAGAGAATCAATTTAGATTACAAACTCAGCAATTAAGAAAACAACAAGAAGCACAATTTGGGGCAAATAATGTTCAATTAGGTAGTGGTAGTGCTGCTGATATTCTCGCTCAAACTGATATGTATGGTGAGGTTGATGCTTTAAACATTCGCAATAATACAGATGATTCAGTAGATAATTTCAATATTGATGCACAGAATGAGCGTATTAAGGGTAATAATGCTAGAAGTGCTGCCAATGTTGGTGCATTTAGTTCATTGCTTAGTGGTGCTGGTGCAGTTAGTTCTAAGTGGTACTCGAACAGGAAACTACAATGAAAGTACCTCAATACCAGCAAGGTCGTGTAGCACCTGATTCAGTTAATCAGCAAAAGATTAGCGGTTTTGTTGGTGATGGTGGTTTAGGTCAACTCGGCAATGCCGTATCTGGTGTTGCTAAACAGTTTGAACAGGCACAATTTGAAGTAGATCAAACTATTGCACAAGAAAGAATAAATCTTTTAGAGCGTGATTACCTAACAATCAAGCATGATCCTGAACATGGCTATTTTAATAAGTCTGGCAAAGATGCTTACGATGGGCGCGGTGACACCTTAAAAGCTTTAGAAATTGCCCGTAAAAATCATTTAAAAGGCCTAACCCCTGCACAGCAAAGAATGTTTAACCGTGTTGCTGATAAAATGGATATATCTACACGACAACAAGTAGAAGTTCACGCCTCAAGAGGTATGAAAGCATGGCAAGTGGCAACCGAAGAAGCAACACGCGAAAATGCTCTTGAAAATGGTATGGTTAATTATCAGAATGATAAAGAATTAGCCGTACAACTAGCCACCATGCGAAATTCAGTAGTTAATTCAGCAAAGATGCAGGGCATAGGCGCAGAAGCAACCAATGAACGCTTGCAGACAATGACAAGCAAGTTCTATTCAGGTGTTATCAGTCGGGCATTGGAAGATGATACAGGGCGCGCTAAAGAACTATTTAAGCGTGTCGAAAAGCTACTGGAGCCAGCGGATAGATCGGTTGTGAAAAAAGCCATAAAAGGCACAATACAAAAACAATCCGCTATACAAATGGCAGATTCATGGATGGATAAAGGTTATTCTATCTCTAGGGGAATGGAAGAAGCTAGAAAAATCTCTGACCCATACCTAAGAGAAGCAACAGAGCAGCGCTTTAGGCAGATAAAGGGCATTGAAGAACAAGAAACAAAAAAGCGTGAGATAGAAAGCGCAGATATAGTTTGGGATGCTTATTCAAAAGGCGAAATACCAGATAATAAATACATCGAGAATATGTCGGGACGTGCGCGTATTGCTTATAAAAATGCTGTACGGGCAGATAATGAGAGAAAGCTCAGAGAACAGGAAAAAGCAGAGAAAGAAAAAGAAACAGAAAAATACCAGCTTTATGCAGGCCAGGTCTTTGATGGTGCGTCATGGGATTCAGTCAAGGATTCAGTCAAAGATTTACCTGTAGAAAAACGGAAAAGCATTAAAGCTATTGCCATAGCCAATACTAATTATAAAAAAGCAATAGATTCAGCTAATGAGAAACAGGCTAAGGACGCTCAAAAACAATACTTTGAAGTATTAAGAAAAAGTATGCTAACTGGTGGATTAAGGTATGACACCATAGCAAAGATGCCAGAGGCACTAAAACGACTTGATAGCACACAGATTGCAAGTTTGATGAAGGTCAGTGCTGCAATGGATAAGCCAAAAGTAGATGCCCAGGAAGCACTACGCAAGAAACAGGCCATTTCAAGGCAATGGCAGATAGAGCAGCAGCTTTACCAGATACAAGATTACGACGAAGCAAAACGTGTCTTTATGGAAAATATTGATAAGTTTGAAACAATCGGTGAGCGCAACCGTGTATTGAATAAATTAAACTCACTTAATAAAGAGCGCGCTAAAGCAGGTCATGTCGATACCGTTATACCGATAATGAAGCGTATTAAGGCCGTTGCTGGCAAAGACGAAGCAAAGCAAATGGCTTTATGGCAAGAATGGGATGCGTTTCAAATGGCCGTTGCTTCTACTGGTCAAAAAGTTGACGCGAAACAAACAGACAAATTTTTTCGTGATGCTATTGCCAACAAAGAAAATAGCTCATGGGGTACATCTTTTGAGGAAAGTATTAGTGGATTGGGGGTGCAGGAATCAAAGAACTTCTTACAGGGAGAAATGGCAAAACAAAGAGATAAATCAAATGCTAACTATGTAAGAGGTTTCCGAGAAAGGTTTATACAGGACGCTGCGAAAACGTCAGGAATACCAGATTTTGTAATAAAGAAACAAGTAGGTCAGGAGAGCGGATACAACCGCAACGCCAAAAGCCCGACAGGTGTCAAAGGGCTTCACCAGATTACAACCTCAACAGCCAAAGCCTATGGGTTCGACCCTAAGCGGGTGAGAAGTAATCGCAAAGAAGATGAAGCATACCAATGGAACGCCTATGCAACCATTATGCGCGACATGAAAAAGCAAATGGGTGGGAGTGTAAAATGGGCGTTGGTTGCCTATAATGCAGGGCCAGGCAACGCAAAACGGATGCGAGCAGGAAAAATGCCACTCCCTATTAAGAAAAAAGGCAAGGTAATTAAGACGGCAAAGCAGGTAAAAGCTGAGGCATTAGGATACATTAGACACATTTTAGGCTCTGAATAATGAGTGAATTTGATTTGATACCAGAACCAAAAGAAGTAGATGGGGATTTTAACCTTGGTCTTACTCCTGAAATTACTTTTGATGATATTCCAGAGCCAGACGCGATGCAGTCACCGCAAAGCACACCTGATATTCTTGATGAAATACTTTACCAAAGTGCAGATGTAAACCCAAAAGATGCAGCTGATTTTACTCGCCTGTCAAAAAAATATGACCTACCCGTGCCTGAAGCAAAAAACGCATTGCCAGAACTTCGTAAAAAGGAAAAGGTAGAAAGTTTTAATATCGAAGAAATGCGCCAGAACTACCCTGGACTTAAAAAAATGATAGAGGGTAATCCTACTTTAGCATGGGTGTTTAGAGACCATATTGATAACTTGAAAGGGTTGGAGGACTTGGCTCAGGGTAATAACAAAAATTCAGCAGTAGGCAATATGCTAAGAAATGCTGGTGAGCGTGTAACTACTCTTGCTGGTAATGCAGTTGGTTTCGTTGATACCGTATCAAACAGCATTGAAGAAACTCTGCAAGAACACAATATGGGGTTGGGTGAAATCACCTATCGGCAGCCCAAAGACTGGAAGGAAGTATTTACCTTTGGGAATATTGGCTATCGAAGCGGTGCCGAGGCGCAAAAGCTCAAAGATGAAGGCAATTACCCCAAAAGCCTAACAACACAACTGGCGGATACGATAAAAGATACGAAGTTTGGTTATGTTCCAGATGCCACATGGGAAAGCGTCAAAAAGAAATTTAAAGACGGTGGCGCTTTAAGTGCCGACTCATGGGGTGAATTAATCGCTTATTCCTTTGAAACAGGTGGTGCATCACTTGTTGATATGGGCGCGATGGTAGCCAATCTCCCTGTTTATATCGCCTCACGTGCTAAAGAAATGGGCGACGTGAGGTCTAAAAATAAAGGGTTAAAAGAAACTACAGGACAAGAAATAGCAGAAGCTACACCGTTCGTTATTGGTTCAGTTCTACTTGACAAGCTTTCATTGGGCAAAATGCTAGGTGTTGGCAAGGCTGCAAACGAAACAGCCGAAAAAATAGGCAAAGATGCCCTTGAATACACCTATAAGAAAGCAGTGAAGGAAGCTGGAAAAGCAACTGGCTTTGAAATGACCACTGAGTTTGTTCAAGAAGGCTTGATTGAATACGTTGGTGAGAAGTTTGGAACAAAGGCAAAAATGCGGGCGCAGGAAGCCTTTGACAGGGGTTTAGGTGGGGCAGTTGCAGCAGGGCCATTGTCAGCTTCAATAAGTACGGCTTCAGGTGTCGTAAACACAAGAGAGGCAGCAAAACAAAAAGCGTTAAAAGTAGAAACTGAAATAGCTCAAAAAACAGTACAGGGTGCTACCGATCAAGACAAGCTCGATCAATACACAAGCCTAGCACAATCACTCATAGAGCAAAGCCCCGAATCAGCCAATGAAGTTCTTGAATCAATGCAAGAGCAATACCCTGATATGCCCTCTCATGTCACCATCCAGGCGCGAGATTTAAAAGAGGGAATATCAGAGGTAGAAATAACGCCAGAGGTAGAAAAATACTACTCTGAAATATTAGAAGGTATGCCAACCAATGAAGATATTGAAATACCTTTAACCGAATATGCTCAATACTTTGCGGAAAGTGGTACGATACGCGAGAACGTGCGCCTATCCCCTGATGGTATGTCAATCCTTGATATAAAGAACGCTGAACCAGCGATGAATGCCATTACTGAGCGCATGATGAAAGAAGCTGACCTGAGTATCAAAGAGCATGAAAAATCAGTAGAGATTTACAATTCCATTGCCGACCAGCTTTATGACACTGGAAAACTATCAAGCCGTGAAGCTAAACTAGCAGCTAGTCTTTATCCTGCTTATATGGCCCGCGCTGCCAAAGAGCATGGCATAACCATTGAGGAAGCTTACAACACAATACCTGGTATTAATATCACGGCTAAGGATGAAGTCGCGCCAGAGAAAGCATTGGAGCAAGCTAAGACTGAAACAATCGGAGAATTAACAGCAAGGCTGAGTGCAAACTACCCTATAAAGTCATTATCATTACAAGATGGTGATGTGCTTACGCTATCAGATATTGAGATTGAAAAAGACAGTAGAAAATCTGGCGAAGGTTCAAAAGTAATACAAGAAATTATTGATTATGCTGATTCAGTTGGAAAACGTATTGAGCTTACGCCTGATAAAAAAGAAGGTGCTGGAACTACATCTATAAACCGTTTAAAGAAGTTTTATAAATCTCATGGTTTTATTGAGAATAAAGGTAAAAATAAAGACTTCTCTACAACTCATGGCATGTACAGAGAGCCAGCAAAAGGCTTAAAAAAAGACAGTGCCAACCTACTTGCTCAATCAAAACAGGCAGAAAGTGGGGGGGTGTCACAAACAGAAACGCCAGAGTTTAAAGCATGGTTTGGTAACTCAGAAGTGGTAGACAAAAAAGGCGAACCATTAATTGTTTATCATGGTTCGCCTTCTGAATTTGATGTATTTGACCAAAAAAGAATAGGTGCTTCAGCAACTGCGGAGGGGTACGGATTCTATTTTACTGACAATAAAGATATAGCCAAAGGTTACACAGGTAAGGATGGTAACTTGATGAAAGTATATCTTTCCATGAAAAAACCAATAGATACTAAGAATAAAAGATTTTCTGTTAGTGAATTGAAAAAGATAATCAATACGGCTATTGATAACGAGATAAAAAAGTATGATGGTGAAATAGAGGACTACAAAGACAGCTTTATCTCTAATTATGTTGATACCTATGGTATGTCTAGGGATGCGGCTGTTTCAGAAGTTGCTCAAATACTCTATGATAATAATGATAACGCAGTGGATCAAATTTCAGAGCTTGTGAATGTCTATGGTGATAAGGAAGATGTAGCAAGAGCGGTAACTGAATCAACGGGCTATGACGGTTATCACGTAAAAGACTTTCAAGATGGAGAGGGTGATGTTTATATCGCATGGTTCCCTGAGCAAATAAAATCAGCAACAGACAATTCAGGCGCGTTTGACCCTAACGATCCAAGCATTCTAAAGCAAGAAAACCGCGCCTCAATCCAGCGCACAAAGAGCGAATACCTGATTAACTTAGGTAAACAATCAGACCGTAGCTCGTTCCTGCATGAATCAGGACACTTATTTCTTGACCTAGAGAAAACCTTTGCAGAAAAGTACGGCTTAACAGATAACCAAAAAGCAATACTCGCATATCTCGAAGTAGATAGTTTTGATGATATTGATTTCTTCAAATACGTTGATATGGAAACCCGCCTAAAAGCTGGTGAAGATATTGGCATGAGCAATAAAGAGCTTAAATCAAAGCTTGATACTGCCAGGGCTGCACATGAAAAGTTTGCTGAATCGTTTGAGGCTTATCTACACACAGGAAAAGCCCCATCGGTAGAGTTACGCAATGCGTTTAGGGCTTTTCGTGATTGGTTAATAGGCGTTTATAAATCACTCGTTCCACACGGCATTACGCTATCTAAAGACACCACAGATATGTTTGACAGTTTACTTGCCACTGAAGAGCAGATAGCGGAAATGGAGGCGACCTATCACTATGAAGAAGATGTAAAGGCAACGACTAAGGCAAAGGAAATTTTACAGACACAGTTGTTTAAGGAGCTTTACAAGCGCGCCTCTGATGATTGGAAGTACGAAAAAGCCAAAATAGCCAACGAAATTAAAAAGGACTTAGAGGAAAGCGATTTATACAAAGCTGAGGACTTTATATCTAAAAAAGAGAATCGCCTTGATGAACAGCAAGTAGGTGAGGCATTAGGTTATAGAGAACCTAAAAGCACGAGAAAGAAAGAACTTGATCCTAGTCAAGATAGTTTACTTGTAGCTATTGCTAAATTGGGCGGTATTGACCGCGAACACGCAGAACAGCATGGTATTAACCCTGCCTATTGGTCTGGTAAACGTAACCTTTCTAATTCATTAGTTCCCACCAAGCCAGTGTTTCGTGCTAAAAATGGATTATTTCTGTCTGATTTAATGGAAAAGTTGGGTGATGAAGGATATGTTGATTATAACAATCAGTCAGAAAATGATTTATTGAATATGATCGACGATGAACTACGTGGTGTCGAGCATTATTCTAACAGGTATGAGCCTGATTTATCAGAATACACAGAAGAAGATGCAAACGCTGAATATCCAAGAAAGCCAAAGCGTTTATACGGCACCACGGCTAAAAATGGGCTTGATATTGATCTTGTTGCAGAACAGTTTGGTTATTCATCTGGTGAAACTATGCTGCGCGATCTGGCAGAATCCAATCCTATTGATGTTGAGGCATCTAACCAGGCGCAAGAAATAATGCTCGAAAGGCATGGAGACATTTTAAACGATGGCTCTCTTGAAGAACTTGCAAAAGAAGAAGCGTTTAGTGAGGAACGAGGTCGCGCATTAATCCGTGAACTTAAAAAGCTAAACAAAAAACAAACGTCTGGCATAAACCGTGAAATGCTACAGCGTTCAGCAGAAAATATCATTGCTAATACGCCATTAAATAAACTACGCCCTGAGCAGTATCACAGAAAAGAAGTAAAAGCCTCACAAGAATACCAGCAGTACAAAGCTAATGATGATAAAGATATGATGGTCCAGGCTAAAATGGATCAGCTTATTAACTTCTATTTGTACCGTGAAGCGCGCAAGGCTAAAGAACAATCAGAGAAATACCGCGATTATTTGCAGAAAGTAAAAACACGCAAGTACAGTGCTGGAACGGTTGATTCTGAATACATTAATCATGTTAAAAAGTACGTTGCATTGTTTGAGTTTAGAAAGAATCCCGATAAAACAAATGCACTTACTGAACTGCAAAACTTATCAAATTGGGTGCAACAGCAGAACTTAACCAATCCAGAAGGATATAAACCACAATTTTATCATCCACTACTTGCTGAACTCGCCGATCCAGAAGTAGATAGTTCTCAATTAAAAATTAAGAGCTATAAGGAAATGACACCAGATGAACTACGGCAGATAAACGAAATGACAAAACACTTGTTATTTATTGGTCGTAAATTATCGAATGACAGCAAGATGGAGGCTAAGCAGGTTGTTTATGATCTTGAAAAAGCAGCAGAAAAAAACCTGACAAAAAAGAACAATCCAAAACGTAAAAAAGATGAGAGCTGGCGTGATACGTTTAGTTTTTGGGCGCAAGCCAGCACCATGCTACATATACGAGAACTTGATGGAACATTAAATAAGCGCGCAAAAATGGCAGACGGTGCGTTCTATAAGAACATCTGGACACCTATCCTTGAATCATCGAATGTTCATGTTGAGCTTGAAGAAGAACTGGACAATGCAATTAAAGAGCAAATACGCCCATACTTTGATAGGTTGAAAGGAAAGTCAAAAGACTTTGATACTGAGGGCGGAACTCTAACGCTTGATGGTGAGCAAAGGATTATGTTTGCGGTGTATTATGGCTCTGAAGAATCTCGCCAGGCATTGCTTGAAAATGGAGGTGCCAATAGTGGTTCAATACTAGAGCATCAGGCACAGACTATTCTTGATTCATTAAGCGATGAAGATATCAAGATTGTTGAAGCAATTTGGAAGATAAACGAATCTCTACGCAGCCGTGTATTCCAAACTGAAAGAGATATTAACGGTATCGCACCTAAAGCGGTTGAAGCCGTGCCATTTACAGTAAATGGCAAAGAACTGAAAGGTGGATACCAGCGGATCAAATATGAGAGTCATGCTAAAGATGAATTAGGTCGTGATGATCCAATGACTGCTGCCATGAATAGTATTGGTCGTGCTGGTATTAGCATGAGCAAAACAGGCTCAACTATTGAGCGTAAAGGCTCTGGCGGACGTACATTAGCTCTTGAATTTAATAATTTCACTGGATCGTTACAAGAAAACGTACAATTTATTGCTTATGCAAAAACCTCCAGACAGGTACACCAGATATTATCTAATCCTGATTTAAAAGCAACACTGCAAGAGCGGTTAGGTGATGATAGATACAGGGCAATGATTGATAGTATCAATGGTACGTTTGTTGGTGAAACCATAGGTAATTTTGGAAGAAGTAAAGCGGTAAACTTTTTCAGAAATGCTAGGCAAAAAATGTCAGTCGCCATGCTCATGTATTCGTTCAGAAACATAGTACAGCAGGTTATTGGTGGAACTAACCTAATGGTCAATTTAAAAACTGCGGATTATTCAAAAGCCGCCTTTGATTTCATGGGTGATACAAAAGAATGGACTGATTTTGTTGAATCACGCTCACCCATGATGCGTAACCGGATGAAGTTTACCAATCGTGAAGTAAACGAAATGGTTGGAAGCCTGGCTAATTCTGCTGATAATAGCTTTATAGCTGGTGCAAAACGCTACGGATTCGCGCCACAAACGGCGATTGATAAAGCAATGGGTATGCCAGCATGGTTAGCTGCCTATCGTGATGGCATGGCGATGTATGGCAACGAGGAGCAAGCGATACAACATGCAGACCAGTTGATTGTTGATGCTCTCGGTTCTGGACAGTCAAAAGACCTACCGCCATTATTTACGGGTGCCGGGCAAGGAGGCAACCCATTAGCTATCGAAGCAATGAAGCAATTTAGCTTTATGGGTTCGTTCTTCAATATGGTGGGCCAGCAGTATTATAGAACCATTAAAGGTAATAAACTATCCACAGTTAAAGGAGCAACAACAGCAGCACGTGATATGGCCTGGACACTGGTAATTCCTGCAATACTATCTGCATTAGTAGTAGATGATATTCCAGATGAAGAAGAATGGTGGAAATGGTCGCTTAGAAAAATAGGTGGATACGGGTTATCATCTATCATTGGGATCAGAGAAATATACTCATTATCAGTAGAAGGGTTTGCGCCTAGTTCACCTGCTGCTAACACTTATAAGGCAATGGATAGGATATTCAAATCCACTAACTCAGTGGTTGTCGGTGATAAAGAGTTTAGCGCTGAGTATATAGCAAAGATGCTAAAAGCAACGGCACCATTTTTGGGGATTCCAGGTCAATATCAAGCGGCGCGAATGATTGAAGGCGCAGTAGATGATAATCAGGATATATACGGTGCTTTAACAGAAGGAAAGGAACGTAATAAATGACAGTATCAACTCAAATAATTGAATCACCGGAATTTGTAGGTGATGGCGTAATAACAGAATTACCATTTAATTTTTACTATGATGATGAAAAACATGTAAAGATTTATGAAAAGGTCGGGGATAAGTGGATTATTTCTAATATTACCTACATAGTATCGAGAGATAGTTCTATTTCTGAATCAGGAAAGGTCGTTTTGTCATCGCCACTTCCACTTAACACTATTGTTAAAATTGTTCGAGATACAGAACGCTTGCAAAAAGAAGAAATAAGGACACATCAAAGGTTTTTTTCTGAGGTTTTAGAAAAAGCATATGATAAAATAGTTTGTGCATTGCAAGAGATTGATAATTTGTCAATGAAGCTTCCAATCGGGAATAAAGCAAATAATGAATTCCCTTTTCCTTTTAAATCTGGAAGTGTGTTAAGTACAAATGGTAGTAAATTGATGTGGGCCGAAAATGTAGGTGATCCAAATGATTTAACGAATGTGCAAATAATGAATGCCTACCAAAGCAATGCTAATGTGCTAGGTGCAATAGATTTTTTAGATGAAACAGAAATAGCAAGCCATGGTGTGCCAAAATTCAAGACGGCTCGAAGGGTACCAGATGGCGCCCTATACCACTTTAAGAATCCAACCACATTCCCTGCTGGCAATAATGGAAAAATACCAAACTTTAACGCAGCTGGGCATACAGGTTTGAAACGGTGGGAGAGAGACAACCCATTTCACATAGAGCTTGCTAAATACGGCATAAAATCAGATGGTGTATCTGATAATAAAGCTGATATGGATCATATTATAACTCACATGAAAGATATTATCGGTGGGGAGCGTATGCAACAAAATGTTGCTTTAGTTGTTCCTGATGGTATTGGAGCTGCTTTTTCGTCTGGAATAACTATTGATGAAAGTAATGTAAGAATTATAGGAGCTAGTACAGGTGCATCATTGATTTTTGAAGATGCTGATTATGATCTTATTAAGTTTAACGGTGATCCTGCAAAGTCTTTATACGGAAATGGAATACACGATCTTAATATCTTGTGTCGTGGAAATGCATCTGCTGGTACAGCTCTTACTATTAAAAATGCAATAAACTTTCAATCTAGCAACTTGAATATTTTAGGAGCTTTTAAAGGAATAGAGTTTGATGAGGTTAGCAGGGCACAATTAGTTAATATTGCGCTAGGCCAGCAAGCTTTTGGAATAAGAACATCAGGAACACCAGATAGGGCAATGACATTTAAAGGTACTGGTAAAGTGAATGGTACAATCTTAATTAGTAACTTTGATATATCTTATAATATTGGCAATGCTCCTAATTATTCTATTGATATACAAGCATGTGATGGTTTGTGGTTCAATAATGGTCACATTCATGGTGGTGTACTATTTAACCCAGCAGGAAAGGGAACAGATTTATTAGCATCTGTGTTCTTCGGTAGTACCTACTTTGATGTATCTAATCTTGAAAACATTATATTCCAAGGTGCTAGTAATGCTTACAGAAACTTTTTTTTTGATAATTGTTATGCTGCTGGTGGGTTCACTGGTATTCATATCAAAGATGCGACAGCAGCAGAAAAGGCAGCCTTTGGTGGTGCACCAATAAACAAAATAAAATGGTCTGGCGGTAAAATATACGGTCAAGAGATAAGGGGGGTAGATGTACATCGAGAAAGCGTTAGCGATATGGGATTTGTTAATACCACTTTTGATACGAATAACACAACAAACAATTCATTAGGCGGTGATATTTATTACAATGGAAAAGGCTTAAAATTGATTGCACCTGAGTTTGTTTCTGGCGGCACTAGTGGTACTGCCTTAAAATTAGACCCTGTTTCGAGAAATTGTCAGGTGATCGGAGGAAGTACCCTAGATTCCAAGGCAGGAACAAAAGTCAAACGTGGTCATTCATCCAATACTATTAACAACCTAAAAGGCTATATTAATAAAATAAGGGGCGCAAATGGGAGTATAGTAGCGGGGGCAACATCAACAACAATAAACAGTGGTATAGATATTGATGCAATAGAAGGGTCATCCCATTATAATATACAAATAAGTCCAAGAAGCTCATTGAACGGAGCAGGTAATATATATTCTTCGGGTGTAGTTGACCCAACAACAGGTAACTTCACTGTAAGAGCAGATGCAGCACCAACGTCAACTGTTTATTTTAATTGGTCGATTGATTTAGAGTGACTAGTACAAAACGCAAGGTTCATCATCAAGTCCGTTGTGGTAGCTTAACAACAGTGATAGCGCCAAGCACACTGTATGTGCAATTCGCTACAAAGATGGCAAGGCTGCAAACGAAACAGCCGAAAAAATAGGCAAAGATGCCCTCATTCTGAGTATTAGAAAAGTCTGTGGTGAGCCATCTTGTCTTTTTTTAGATTGATAATTCTTTGATTGGAGAATTGCACAAAATGATCTGGTACAAATTCTATATAGGCGATTACACCGCCGACACTAAAACCAGGGCTTCTGCTCTAAGTTTTTAATGGCTTTTTTTGTTTCTGCGATGTCCTGATTAATTCTAATCGACAAAAGGGTTTAAAAATGAAATATCCAAAAGATATACTTCTTAGTGAAACAGACGAAGAATTCATGAAGCTTGTTTCCAGTGTTATCATAGAATATCCAGCGTCAAAAGATGCAATAGTCGCTCTGTTAGAAAAAATATAAAAAGAAGGCTATACGATAGAAGACAACAAGGACATTAAGAAATAAACTATTAATTGTTTTTCTATGGAATTTAAATTAAAATATTAATCGCGGTTAAGGCTTGATCACCTGAATCCACATCCTAGTTCGGAGCCGCGTTTTTTATTTCTTTAATACTAGGTCATAAATACTAGGAGTCAATAATGTCTACTCAAGACAGTAAAAAATCAAAAAGAAAAGGAATACCAAAGAAAGTAAGATTTGAAGTTCTCAAAAGAGACTCATTCATAATTGATCTTGGAGGTTATACCTAATGCCAAGAGCAAGAAACCTAAAGTATCAATTCTTTACTAATGATGAAGTTGCAGAACTTGAGCCAATAGAAAGATTATTTTTTATGGCGCTATGGTGCTTAGCAGACTACAAAGGTGACATAGAATGGAGGGAAAAGAAAATAAAAATATTAACACTTCCTTATGATGATGTTGATGTAAAAAAAATCGCGATTAATCTGGATAAATCTGGACTCGTTCGAATGTACGTTGAAAATGGTAAAATGTACTTAAACATAACAAATTTCATTAAGCATCAGAATCCCCATAAAAACGAAAGAGACAAAGGAAGCGATATTCCTTGTTTCAATGAAAAATCTCGCCAACTCATTGATTTTAATACACTCACGATTAATCCAGACAAAAACGGAACTACTCAAGATAAAGACGAAACCAATCGTGCTGATTCCTTATCCCTGAATCCTGATTCCCTTAACCCTATCCCTGAATCCTGTATCCTGAAACCTGATATCCGAGATAAAGAAAAAAAACAAGATAGTTCAAAAAACGAACTATCAGTCGATAAGAAAAAAACAAAAGTTGATCAAGTATTCGAGTATTGGAAAAAAATATTAAACCATCCGAGAGCTGTGCTTGACGATAAAAGAAAAAGAATAATAACCAAAGCATTGAAAAACTATTCAGTAAACGATTGTAAGTCTGCAATAAAGGGATGTTTATTAACACCGCATAACATGGGAAAGAATGACAATCATAAAATATACGATGGAATACATATAATCTTCAGGGATGCAGATAATATTGAAAGATTTATTTCAAGCAGCAACCCTAACCAACAATACGAAACCCACATAAACGAAACAGAAAAACTGGTAGCACGATTAACAGGAGGCGCATAACATGACAAGCAGCGCAGATATAATCAGGTTAATTAAACTAACAGCAGATGAATATGGCAAAAACCTATCAGATGCCCAATATTCATTATATGTAAAAGTTCTAACACGATTTAGTATAGAGCAACTAAAGAAAGCTATTGATGCTCATCAATTCGACCCTGAAAACGGTCAATGGATGCCTATGCCAGCGCATCTGATAAAACACATCAACATTAACGATGGCAGACCAACAGCAGATGAAGCATGGTTAAACACGCCAAAATCAGAGCATGAATCAATTTCATGGACAGAAGAAGCTAGGCAAGCATTTTTAGAGCTTGAAAGCCAAAATCCTAATGCCACAGATATTGAAATGAAAATGGCGTTTAGACCTCTCTATGATAGACTGGTTAGTGAGGCGCGCTCTAATGGCGTTCCTATGAAATGGGTTAATACATACGGCTTTGACTCAGAAGGGCGCGAGGAATGCAAAAAATTAACGGACAGGCGCAATTATGATTGTGGTCAACTTTTAGAATTGCCTAAACCAAAAGATCACGAGCCATTAGAAGGTATTGCCTATAAGCCTACAAAATCAAACGGTGAAAAAATACTTTCTGAGTTGATTGGTGAGCTTGATCACAAAATAGCCGAAGAAAAAACAGCGCTAGTCAAAAAAATAATACTTGATGTTGAGCGTGATAATTCGCCATATATTGGTCATTTCAAGCCAACAAAAATAAACATGACCAAAAAACAGGAAGGGATAAATAAAATGCTTGTTGGTATTGGTGATAATGAAATTCTTGAAATAGAAATTGATGGCGGATTGAATCAATTTTTTGCGAAATGTGGAGCAAGACTGACGCCCAATTGGATAGAAAATAGTTTTTTATATACTGAAATTAAAGCCAGATAGAAATAGCTAAAAAGAAAGTGGCTTTCACAGAGTCGACCAAAGGTGGTATCTACACTGGAACAGTCGAAGAAGTTTGCAAAGTAAAAATAAGAATCAAGGCAGATAGGGAGTTTTCCCATAATTTCAGACGCGGCTTGGCTTGGAGAAGACTAGAACACTTGCTGAAAATACCAGTGTAACCTTTGAGAACAGCGGGCGGCGGTTTGCAGTTTGAGAAAGAAGCCATGACTATGACCGTCCGCTGATTTGAGTTGTTAGTTTTGAATAAATGAGAATGTAAATTATGAAATGCGAACAAAGAGATAAAGTAAACAAGCTAAGTTTAGAAGATGTTTCAGGGTTTTTCAGAGAAGAAACGAACTTCAAATATAATTATGCTGAGATATATGAAAAGTACATGGCTGGTAACCTGGATATTCCAGAATATATATGGAGGGAAGTCACAAAATATATTGATGCGAAAAAGGGGACGAAAGAGTTAAATACTGCTATTTGTAATTTGCAGAGGCTCCTGCGCACATCTAGCAGAAAACCAGCCCGGTAGGGCAAACTAACCTCAAGCACAAAGCGACAAGCGAACAACAAAACAGAATTTAAATTAACACAAGGAGCGAAAACAAAAGCACTGAATTATGAAACAAGTCCTGCTTAGCGCGGTCGCTTTAGTGCCTTTGTTAGGTTTTGATTTATGCAAGACGCAACAAAAGATGGTGATGCTGTATATTCAACTGACGGCGAACGATTTGAATATACAGAATATGATGACGCTGTTGAAATGGCGTTTGATTTCGAAGATTTAACAATAGGGTCTACTGCATCAGTATTTAAAGGCAATGCGAAATTAAAAAAAGCATCTGATTATTTGCCGAGTTTCATAGACGAAATGATTGAATCATCTTACGAGGATTTAGGCGAACATGCTGAATTTTGGCTCTATGAGATGAAGCCAGAAGATGGCAAGGAGCTAGAATCTATTCTTAAAAATACTGTTGATAAATGGATGGACGAAAAAGGATTATCACCAACATTTTTTGGGGTTGACAATATTCAAGAAATTAAACTTGAATATTGTGTAACTGAAGACGGAAAAGGAACGGAATACAAGCCGTGCGCTACTAGCACAACCTAACCTTTTACTTAAAACGACTGCGGGTTTGGACAGATGATTTCTATTCCAGGAAGAATTTAATAAAACTTGCTAACTCGGAAAAGCCGCTTGAGTTAGCAAGTCCATGTTTTGAAGCGGTTGTTATATTGTGTTCAAAAAAACTGAATTCTTTTCTTGACAGTTACCGATAACATTGTATTATTA